GGGACCCCAAAAACCAGGGGCTTAAGTACCCAAATCCCAATTAGGGGACCGCCCCGTAATTATCGATGAGGAAAACAAACGGCTGGTGAACCTACCAAGCCACACCCACGAAACGGTGCATGAAATACTTGCCGATGATGAGGCGGTACAAACTATCAAAGACGGAAAAGTAGGTTACACGATTTACGAGTACGAGAGCCACGGCAAGAAGTGTTACTCTATTTCGTTTGTGGACTTGTAAGAGTTTAACTTTGTAGGGGTTGCAGTGTTTGTAACCCCTATTTAATATACAGCGTTATGGCAAAGTTAGGTTTTAAGATACAATTTACAAAGTCTGTATTTGGAGCAACCCAACGGGCGAAAATCAAAAAAGAGATATTGCAGGCAGTTGAAAGCAGCCCCGAATATCGCAAAGAGATTGCAAGGGTTTTCCAAATTGCAAATCGCCGTATTCAGAACATAGAGCGAAGCGGACAACTTTCACCCGCCGTGCAAGCGTTGAACAAAGGAGATATTGAGGGATTCACCAAGTTTTCAATGAAAGGCGATTGGAACAGCCTAAAAATTGAGTACGGTAAGGCGATTTCGTTTTTAAGCCAACCGACAAGTACGGCGCAAGGTGCAAGGCAGTACGGGCAACACCTGCAACGTATGTACGATTTAACGCCCGATGAGTACAGCCTTATGGCAAGGAACTTGCAAGGCAAGTTAAACAGCGTTTCAGATAGTGACTTTGTGGAACGGTACTTGATGAGGTACAAGGATTTCACGGGAGAAATGGAGCAAAGTGCAAGCGATGTTAGTACCCAAATTGAGAGTGAAGCGCAAAGTATATCACGGGCGATAGATGCGGAGATAGAGCGGCAAGCAAATGAGGTAGCCGACCAAATGGAGGATATGCAAAACGATATAGAGCGAATTTTGAGCAACTTTGGTAAGTTTGGCTTATGAAAAAAATACCTTTTGAGTTACAAGAAAGAATAAACAGCCCTACCGAAATAAACGAAGTATTGAAAGCCGCCGTAAATGAAAAAAACATTATCGGAAACAGCAAGGGCGAAAGGTTTTACAACGTGCCGTGCGCCTTTGATATTGAAACAACAAGTTTTTACCGCGATACGGACGGACGGGCGTACACATACGAGCAAATGCAGCGTATGCAGGATGGGAACGGGCGCAAGGCGAAATTAGAGAAAGCAGCAATAATGTACGTTTGGCAGTTTGGCATAAACGGATATACGATAATGGGGCGCACGTGGGGCGAATTTGTTACGATGATGCATACCGTAAGCGAGGTTTTGCAACTGAATGACAAATTACGCCTTATTGTGTATGTACACAACCTATCTTATGAATTTCAGTTTTTGCGCAAGTGGTTTGAGTGGCAACGAGTTTTCAGCATTGATTTACGCAAGCCGATTTACGCAATAACAACAGACAATATAGAGTTTAGGTGCAGTTACTTGCTTTCGGGGTATTCGCTTGCAAAGTTGGGTGAGCAACTTATGAAATACAAGTGCGCAAAAGCCGTTGGTGATTTGGACTACAGACAGATAAGGCACAGCGAAACGCCGCTTACTGATTCTGAAATACATTACTGTATAAACGATATTAAAGTAGTGATGTGCTACATACAAGAACGTATAGAGGAAAGCAAGGGGATAACACGCATACCTCTAACAAAGACGGGGTTTGTGAGAAAGTATTGCCGTGCGCATTGTTTGCGTGAAAAAAGCGATTCAGGAAAAACCGTGCCGAATTGGGATTACGTAAACTTGATGCGGGAACTACAAATTACTGGTATGGAAGAGTTTAATATGTTACAACGTGCCTTTGCAGGTGGATTTACACACGCAAACGCCGAATATACAGACGAAATAATGTTTAACGTGGATAGCTACGACTTTACCAGCAGTTACCCGTATGTAATGGTAGCCGAACAGTACCCGATGAGTAAGGGCGTTTGCGTACAGGTGAAGAGCATGAAACAATTTGAATTTCTTATATCTAAATACTGTTGTGTCTTCGATATTGAGTTTACCAACATATTTGCCAGCGAAACGCAAGACAACCCAATAAGTGCAAGCAAATGTTTTGTGAAAGAAAACCCGTGCGAGAACAACGGGCGTATTGTGGCGGCAGCAAAAATTGCGCTAACAATTACGGATGTGGATTTTAATATAATCAAAAACTTTTATTCGTGGGAAAGTATGCGAGTGGGTGAAATGTATTGCTATAAGAGAGAGTATTTGCCTACACCGTTTGTAAAATCTATACTACATATGTACGAAAGCAAGACGAAATTAAAAGGAGTTGAGGGCAAAGAGGTGGAATATCTAAACAGCAAGGAAATGTTAAACAGTTGTTACGGTATGAGTGTAACCAACCCTTTGCGTGATGAGTTTACCTATAATGGCGAATGGGATATTAACTCAATGTCGCCCGAACAAAAGCAGGAACTATTATACAAATACAACACGAGCAAAAACCGTTTCTTATTCTATCCGTGGGGCATATTCGTAACCGCATACGCACGGCGTAACCTTTTCACGGGAATACATGAAGCGAAAGACGATTATATTTATAGCGACACGGACAGCATTAAGATAATGAACGGCAAATCGCATGAATTGTATTTCAAGGCTTATAATATGCAGGTGCAAATGAAATTGCGTGCCGCATGCAATTACCACGGTTTGCCGTTTTCCCTTTGCGAGCCGCAAACGATAAAAGGCATAACAAAGACTTTGGGTGTGTGGGATTTCGAGGGAACTTACACACGGTTTAAGACTTTGGGCGCAAAACGGTATATGGTGCAAGAACCAAACGCACTGAAAGCAAACGGACGGGCATACGATTTCAGTCTAACCGTGTCGGGCGTGAACAAAAAGGCGGCGATACCATATCTTATTGAAAAGTACGGGGCAAACGGTATCTTTGACGCTTTCACTAATTATCTGGATATACCACCAGCGGCAACGGGCAAAAACATACATACGTACATAGACTATGAGATACAAGGCGAGATAACCGACTACAAAGGAATCACGGCGCATTACAACGAACGCACGGGCGTACATTTAGAGCCAACGGGGTACAGCCTTTCCCTTTCGGTTATGTATATAAATTATTTGCGAGGTATTAAATTTAAGGACTAAAATAATAAGAGTATGACAACAAGAAAGACAAAGACAGACAAGCCGAAATTTTACGACTTGAGAGCGATTTTAAGCAAGAACGCAGACTATAATCTGATATTTGGCGAGCGTTCCAACGGTAAGACATACGCAGCGTTACGGTACGGACTGGAACAGTTTATTAACACGGGCAAGCAAATGGCGTATATACGCCGATGGCGTGAGGATTTGAGGGGCAAACGTGCCGAAAGTCTGTTTGCAAATCACGTGGCTAACGGGCTTATTGAGGAACTGACAGATGGCAAATTTAACGAGGTTTTCTATATATCCAACAAGTGGTTTTTGTCGTACTACGATACAGAGAAAAACAAGCGTACACCCGATACAAACCCCTTTTGTTACGGCTTTTGCCTTTCAGAGCAGGAACACGAAAAAAGCAGTAGTTACCCGAATGTTGCAACGATAGTGTTTGATGAGTTTCTTACACGGCGGTATTATTTGCCCGATGAGTTTATGTTGTTTATGAACCTTTTGAGTACGATAATACGCCAGCGCAACGATGTAAAAGTTTTCATGTTGGGCAACACGGTGAACAAGTTTTGCCCGTACTTCACTGAGATGGGTTTGAAGCAAGTGCCGTTTATGGAGCAGGGAACGATAGATATTTACAGATTTGGCGAACACGGCGCAATAGTGGCGGTTGAGTATTGCAGCACGATAGTACAGCACAAAGCAAGTAACAAATACTTTTGTTTTGACAATCAAAATTTGAAGATGATTACGGGCGGTAAGTGGGAACTTGCCGTATATCCGCATTTGCCTTGCAAGTACAAGCCGCAAGATGTTTTGTTTGTGTACTATATCAAGTTTAATGATGTTGTTTTGCAAGGCAACATTATCCAAGTAGGCAACGAATGTTTTACCTACATACATGCCAAGACAACCCCGATAAAAGATGAGGAAAACAGCCTTATATATTCTTTGGAAATGAACGGCAAACCGAACTACAAACGCAAATTGTTGAGTACGGCAAGTTATGTTGAACAACAAGTCGCACGTTTTTTCGCAATAGACAAAGTTTTCTACCAAGATAACGAAATAGGTGAGATAGTTCGCAATTATCTGATTACGAGTGCCAAGACAAACATAGTTTCGTTGAAATGAAAATTACGGGGGTTGGTGCTAATTTCGTGCCAAACCGACCGTTTTTTACAAATAAATGACTATCTTTGCGAGTAGTGCTAATTTATAACGATATGGACGCAAATACTATTATTCAAATTATTTCAAGTTTAGGTTTTCCGATTGTTATGTGTGGGGCTTTGTTTTGGTATATGGTGAAACAGAGGCAGGCGCACCAAGAAGAAACGGACCACCTAAAAGACACGATTTCGGAAAATACGAAAGTGTTAGCCGAATTAACAACCCTAATTAAAGTTTTGACACATGAAACGGAAGGATAACATATACAAGTTGTACCAGCAACAAATAAGGGACAAAGACACCGCCGTAACCGAATTTATTGCGAACACGTTGGCGAAAACTCAAAGTATGTTTGAGTATGAGGATTTGCCCGACAGCATACCGCAAAAGGAATTGGAGCGGCTTTTGCAGACCACAGGCAACGCCTTTGTTACCAGCGTGGACGGGGTTTTGTATGCTTTATCGGGCGGCAAAGGCGGAGAGACCGATGTATACGGAAGGGCAACGCTTTACACCGTGGCGAACCCCGCATTAATGTTAAACAAAACCTACGATATACAGAAAGACGGGGTTTTAATTGAGAATGACAGCAACGGCGAAAGCCTTTTGCCGCTGATAGGGCGTTATGCCGTCTTACACACTGATGGGCTTATTTCGTTGAACACGGCAAGCATTTTGACCCGTATCACGATGCTTATAAGTGCCAGCGATGACAAGACAAAACAGAGTGCCGAGGAATTTTTGCGCAAGATACAAGACGGAGAGTTTTCGATAATCGGTGAAAACGCATTTTTCAAAGGCGTAAATATGCAGACAGCACCTACCACAAACAGCGTTTATATTACGCAACTTATTGAACTGATACAATACTACAAAGCGAGCATGTACAACGAATTAGGGCTAAACGCAAATTATAATATGAAGCGTGAAAGGCTCAATTTGGGCGAGGTATCAATGAATGTGGACGTACTTTTGCCGTATGTGGATAACATGCTAAAAGAAAGACAAAATGCAGTTGAGAAAATTAACGAAATGTTTAACACCGAAATTTCGGTTAAACTTGCTTCGAGTTGGGGTTTGGAAAGGGATAATTACAACGCTTTGGCGGCTGATTTGGAAAAGGAAGAACCCGACCCTACAGAAGAACCCGACCCTACAGAAGAACCCGACCCTACAGAAGAACCCGACCCTACAGAAGAACCCGACCCTAAAAAGGAAAGAACCGAACAAACCGGAAACGAAAAGGAAACAGAGGAAACAAGGGAAACAGAAGAAAAAAGGGGAGCCCGTGACACAAACCCCGGGGCCACGGGACCCGAAACAGGGGGGGGGGGG